TGCAATACATATTTCACTGGTGCGGCTATCTAATGTCGATACCCATTGCACTGCTTTAATAATGTCTTGATTTTCCATAAGGCCAGCCATGCGAGCCTCATTTGCAATTGTTTGAACACCAGTGCGGGTTATAGCCATTGCATCGCGCCGTGCCTTAGCAAGTGCCTGTGGGCCTTTGTCAGAGCCGTTGCCGACAATGGCCTTAGCTATTTCTCTGTTGGTCTGCCCAAGCGTTACGCCATTCTTAATGGCACGCTCAATGTCAAACCTTGCCGACTCGTTTAATCTGCTAAACCATTCGCCTATTGTCGCGCCCTGTATGAGCGCAGACTTAGCAATCGTATCAACAACAGATGCTGGCGGTATAACCGTGTCTATTCCTACCGACACAAACGCGCTTTGCAGGAATGATGCTTCAGCCTTTGCTAAGTCCGAAAGGTCTGGTGGCGTTATAGAAACCATAGCCTTTAGCTCATCAATGGCTTTTGCTAGGCGCTTGCCTTTGTAAGTAGTAAGGTCATCACCCTTTAGCGCCTTTTCAATTGACGCAGCTAAGGCGTCCAATTGCTTGTTTATAGACGCATCCTGCCCACCAATAATCCGCTGCAAAAGCAGTTGCCGAATGATTATTAGGTCATGCAGTTGGTCTGATACGCTCATAGCGCCTTAAGCCAGACAGTCATTATTTACTATCTTTCATAAGTTGAACGCCACGCCACGTTGTGCCACCATCGTCAGTAATAAAGCCCAGAACGTCAACACCTGATGCCGTAAGCGAAGGGGCTGTGCCGCTAGGCCACTTAATGCCACTAAACCAAGTTTGCGTGCCAGTGCCGCCGTTGGTTAGTTCAAGGATAAAGCTGTAAGAGCGCGATGCAGGGACGTTTGTTGCAGTCCATGTAAGAGCGCCAGATGCAGTCTTTATGAAGTAATTCCCAGAGGAGCAATTGATGGCACTTGCCGCTACTGTGGTGACGCTTCCACGCACTGAACCAAGAAGGTCGGCGGTTGCCGCTGTAATTGTGCCTGTAAACGTAGGTGAGTCCAGTGGCGCTGCTCCTGTGACATCAGCCACTGGGATTGCAGCCGAAGCCGTCATCGCACTTGTGCCACTACCCTTAATGTATCCAGTAAGGGTTGTTGCGCCCGTGCCTCCGTTTGCGACAGGCAATGTGCCATTAACGCCGATTGCTAGAGATACAGTGTTCTTTTCCCAAAGCCCATTAGTGCTGTTGTAAACGATAGTTTGACCGTTGCTTGGGTTTTGAGCCGCCACATCGTGTAGCTCATCCATCTCATAGCCGTTTTGCACTTTGACGAATAATTTACCCTGCGTAGGGTGAGCGTGTTCAACAATAGCAACGTAAACCAAATGCTGTGGCGCATGGGGCTTGGTTGCTGTCAGTGTTCCAGCCGTTGTGGGGCTTAGATATAATTGAGCGCCATCCGTGTAGGCAGATGTATTAATGTTAGTGATGGTTCCAATTAGCGTCACATTGCCATTTGAATTGTTGGAGATGTTGGCTGTGACCAAGCCAAGCGTTTGCGCTGACGTTGCATCGCTGGTAGCAAGTGCCTTGCTGACAGTAGAAAGCTGACCAGTAGCGCCGCTAATATATACAGCCGTGCCTTTTGTTAGCGTTGCGCCCGTATTATTGCGGATTGGCAAAAGCACATTGGTTGTTGAACCAGCAACGGCAACCGATAGGTCTATCTCCGTTGTTCCAGTAATAGTTACAGAGCCATCAGCAGATGCAATGGTTTGAACAGCCGTATCAGCCTTAGTTCCTTGCGCCGCTGTTGCTGGCGTGTAGCCTAAAGCATCTGTGACGTTGGTTGACGTAAGGGAAAGCGTTCCGCCAAGCGTCAGTGAACCAGATGTTGTTACTGTGCCTGTTAAAGTTAATCCACTAACGCTGCCTGTGCCTGATACGCTTGTAACAGTTCCAGCACCATCAGCGCCGACTTCAACGATGCTCTGTGTGCCGTCATCTTTCTTAGTGTATACCTTGCCATCATAAGTATTGATAGCAAGTTCACCCAACACAAGGTCGCCTACGCTTGGAATCTTTGCTGGAACCGCGCTACGTTTAAACTTCATTAGTGCCATTTGGCTTTCCCTCTGCGCTATATAGCTGGGCTACTTTATTTAATAAGTTCCGCCGTCAAATACGCCAGCAGTGTTAGTCCATTTTGATGTTGAAAGATTATATTGCAAAATGTCAAGGTCAGCAGCATCTGCGATTGCAACATCTTCTAAATCAGATAATTCATTTGCACCGCCGCCACTACCTCCGCCGCCAAAAAATCCGCTCATTTTTGCAATTGGCAAGTCAATCTTAAACTCTTGCCCATCCGTTAGTGTGATATAGAATGAGTTATCCTCGCGCTGCTCAATAAGGGCTATGCCTACGCCAGCAGAACCATCAACTCCGTCCTTGCCATTAATGCCATCTTTGCCGTCTTTGCCATCGACGCCATCTTTTCCATCCTTGCCGTCTTTCCCAGCCTGTCCGATTAACGTATCACGGTTAATGGCGAACCATATTTCTACGGCAACTTGTATTTCATCATCTGTAGGCGTGCGGCCATCAACGCCATCTTTACCATCTACGCCGTCTACGCCATTTATAGGTTGCTCAAAGTTTTCGCGCAGCCATAATTCAGCAGCGTTTTTTATTTGGCTATCAATGATAACGTCTATTTTCTGCTCAATAATACCATTGGCTTCATTTGTCGCACTTTGAATAAGCTGCTTAGACGCAACACCATCTACGCGCACGTTTAAAGCGGCAATGGCCTCAACCAGAACGCCGACAATCTCACCACTAATAGCCATTTAAAGTCCTAGCTTTTGCCGTATCGCGCTCATCATAGATTGTTCTTCTACATCGCGGCTGTTGTCATCTTCCTCTGGCTCGACCAAAGCATCTTGTGTGAAAGATGGGCCAGAGTCATCCAACTGCGCTTCGTATTCTTCAAACTCCATGTCTGGCGAGATAAGCTCACCGCGCTGGAAGTTATCGAACAAGACCGAAAGCGGCATTGCATCGCCTTGATATGCGCCAAGCAATGCGGTTACCATCTGTGGAGCCATACGCGCTGCGCCAAAGTCAGTGTTGAGGTTAAATTCAACGTCCTGTGGTGCGCCTACCCATTCAGCCATCCAGTTTAATGCACGGGTAATGCTATCAGATGCAGAGCGGCTTATTGACGCAAGGATAGAGCGTTCGCCAGCAGTCTTTAATTCTACCGTGCCAAAGGCTTCAGCAGTGCGCTTATCGTCGGCAAGCATCCGTGCGCCCAATACAGCCATGCGCTGTTCTTTGTCCTTCAGGGCTTCGCGCAATGTCTTTAGGCCATCGCCCTTAAACTCAAGATAGCCAGCATTAGCTGAAGGGTCAGGGAATACCCATGCGCTCATTGAGCCTACAGCAAGCGTTGCGCCTTCTGGTAGCTGCACGCCAGCAACGTATGGGGTTGGCAATCCAGTAAAGTGCAAGCCATGCTCATAGTCTGCACTGTTGCGGTAGTGAGCAAGGTTAGTGTCCACAAGGTCAAGCAATGGTGGCTTCTGCACTGTTGATGTCGCGCTGTTAGCACCAAGGATAACGAACGGAATATACGATAGCGGCCCACCGTTCTGTATCGGATACATTTCGCTAATGAGTGCATTTGCGTCATCCATAACGCGCACGCGATAGCCCTGTTCCGTAAGGTCAAGCACTCTGTATTGCACAACTTGATTGGATGTAAATTCATCTTCAGCAACATCAACGGTTTCTTTAAGCACAACCATTGTCAGAACCTGTGCGCCATTAATGTAGCTAGTGCGCCAGTTAATGATGCTTTCGGCAGTGTAATACCGCAAGAATGGGCGGATGTTCAAAGCTTCAGCGGCGGCAATCGTAATGTTTGTTGGTGCATTGGCTGGATAATCAACCATGATGCCAACGCGACCTACGGCAATCTGTTGTTCAACAACCTGTTCCGCAAACTCACGCAAGTTATCGCCAGAAAGCGTAATGTCATTAGCGTAAGGCTCAATGGCAGTCGGTAGTCTATACACTGGGTCTTTAGAGAATATCATGCCTGTGAAGGCGTCAAGTGTTCGTGCGCTTGCGTTAAAGAAAGCAGCACGCTCTTGATAAGTGATATACTCAACATCTGTTTGGCCTGTCAGCCTTGGCAGATAATTATTAGTATCGAATGACGGATTATAAAGGCTACCAGAATAGCGTGTATTGCTAACGTAGTTCTGGATTAAAGCATCGCGGCCAGATATAACATCGCGGCAACGCTTCCATTTAAAGCGATTAGCATCGTATTCGGTGTTCGTGTTGGAGACAGACATTTACACCCCAGATATTTGAGCGAAGGAAACCGTTCCTCTACCAATAGCATACTTATATGCAATAAAATAGCCAATGGCATCGTTTAAGTGGTCAAGCCCAGCCGTTTTATCTGGTTCACCTGATTTATTGTAGGCTTGCCGCTCTAATCCTTCAATTAGGTTAGGGCATTTGTCGGGGTTTACCAGTAATCGTCTTACGCCTTGATTGTGAATAATTTGGTTGAGCGCAATCACTCTGTCCTTAACGGCGGGGTTCTTATTCGGGGCAAGCACTGTGAAATTAGCGGAGCGCAGCAAAGTTATATCCGATAAGCTGGCATTAACGCTCTTGGTAGCCCCGCCTGACGCATCTGGGTAAACTGTTATCTGATGCCCTTGGTAACGCTCTAGTAGCGCCCTAATCATCGTTGGCGTGTCTCTAACGCCTGTTAGCTCATCAAGTGCCAGCGGGTTGTTGTTACGGATAACGCAGACAATGGCGCTCATGTTGTTGACGTTAAAGTCTAGCCCGATATGTAAATTTTCTCTTGGCTGTATGCGCTCAAGGGTATAATTTAGTTTGCGGTCAAACTCTGGGTAGACGCTGCCAGCCGTAAGGTTGACAAACTCGCCATCCAGATATGCGGCTAATAGGCTTGACGAATAGCTGTTCTGCAAGTTCTTGATGTAATCGGCTGGTAGGTTGGCTGCGTTGTCAGCAGTCTTAGCCCTATAAAGCGCATAGCCCTCTGCCTTGTTCTTTACCCAGCGGTCATAGACAAAACGAAAGCCTTCTGGTGTTGTAGCTACACCAACAGTGTTTTGAACAGGCTTGCCAGATACCGTGAATGCCTTCTGCCGATTACGGGCAATAATCTTATTCCAAACGGCACGGGCCTTGTCGAGTGGCAGCGTATCGAGTTCATCAACCACGCTATGTGCTACCTCATAACCAACAATGCGGTCAGGTTGTTCCATGTTGCGAAAAATAATGCGGCCCAGTTCTGTTTCCATTACCGCCTTTTGCTGGTTTAGCTTGAATGGGATGTTGTTCTTTTCAAACAGGGCGGGGAAGCGTTGGAAGGCAATGTCTTCAATCAGCGGATATGTAGGCAAGTAATATGCAACATCCTGATACGGGCAATATCTCTTAAGCCGCATAATGCGTGCAATGCCAGCAGCAGTCTTTCCCGAACCAAAGCCGCCGACAAAGGCAGGGAATGGCTCTTGGCTAAATACGAACTCTCTCTGGCTTTCAGTAAAGGTCAAAGCCAATCTTCGTCCGTGATGGGCTTAAACTGCAAATCAACCGAAACCTTGGTAGGCTGGTTGAAGCCGTGCATAATGTTTAGCTCTTTTACAGCCCCTGTCATGCCTGATGGTGACTTCTCTGCATTAGCTACCTCAAATGCTTGAATGAGGCCCAGCACCGACATTTCGCGTGTCCATAGGTGCTGTTGAGCCACTTCAGCCTTTAATTCATCCACCCTTAGGGTAATCTTAGGGTCTTTGATTAGCCTTGATGCTTGAATGTAAACGCTTGCGTCTTTCATAGTCGCGGCATCGTAGGCTGTGCGATAGGCAGTCGCTTGGTCATCGCCATTGGCAATGCACTGAGCAAATGTTTCCTGCTTTGCCGTCAGCTTACTCATTAGCTTCTGCCCTTGCTTTGTCATAGCTCTCTAGCATTTCAACACCCTTCTCTATCGCACAAAAAAGGGACTTGGTGTATGTGTCCATTTTGTCTCCATACGGCGAAAGATGTTTGAGAACCATAACAGCTTCTTTGGGCGTATAAAAAATATTAGCAATTCTGTCCTTGCTTAGTAATGCAATTTGCCCATGCCAAATTTCGATTATGCTAATGTCATCAACAGATTGCTCAATCATTGGCATCTGCCTTTACTTGGTCATAGCCTTTTAGCCAATCTTTGCTGCGCCGTGTATCCCGTGAAAGCCCAAATATTGCAGCTTCACGGCCATCTTGGAATTGCAATATGTTCTCAGCTATCATGTTCCTTTTAACCTCTAGCTCAATTAGTTTGGTAAGGTTACTTTGACCTTTGGGACGGCCCTTTGGGTTACCTGACTGTCCAGCCTTAAAGCGACTATGCTTTGGTGGCTTACCATAGCCCACCTTGCCATCGTCTTTGTCGGCTGCGTCATCTATAATCTTGCTGCCTTCCTCTATTTCAATAAGCTTTGCGAGATAATGTTGACACTTCTTTAGGTCTTGCACCCCGTTCTTGTCGAGATACCTTGCTAAGTATTTTATACAATTACCGTGCAAATAGCCAGCAAATGCTTCTTTGCTCATCCATGCTTCCATTGCATCCCAAGGTTGCACAGCCTTTAATGCGTAATGGTCACCGCCGACTTGATAGTCATTCGTCTTCATAATAATCATCCTCAAACGGGTCATAGCCCTTAAGCATGGCATCAACTGCAACCATTATAGGGCCAGTAATGTTTATCTTGCCAGCTTCCATCTTGCGAATGGTTGTGCCGCCATTGGCTTCAGACAGGCGCAATGCAGCGGCCATGTCGTTTA